ATCGACCTTCGCAAGCAACAAATTAATCAAAGACTTGCTTATTCCGCATCTAAAGATGCGAAGTTAGCAACCATTGATTTTTCGTCGGCTAGCGATTCTATCGCGTCAGGTATCATTCGGGAATTATTTATGAATTGTTCATATTCTGAACGAAACGTAAATAATCTTTCGACATGGTATACTGTTCTGGATAGTTGTCGAAGTCACTACGGTCTTCGAGACGGTGCTTGGGTCCAATGGAACAAGTTCTCCAGTATGGGGAACGGGTTTACATTTCAACTCGAGTCACTGATATTCTATGCGATTGCAAAAAGTTGCGTAGAATATACACAACAGCCATTTCCCAGCGCGGGAGATGATGTTGTTTCGGTCTACGGGGACGATGTTATCGTCCCTTGTAGCTGTCTCGAAATCTTTTCCGTTATGTGTGATTTCTACGGTTTCCGGATCAATGTGAAGAAGTCTCATTTCTCTTCACACTTTCGGGAATCGTGTGGTAGTCACTTCATAATGGGAGCAGATGCCAAACCAGTGTTCCTTAAGGAACATTTAACCGACGTTCTGTCCGTTTATCGGATGGCAAATAGTGTTAGGAGGTTAGCTCACCGTCGCCTGAATTATTTGGGCTGTGATGGGCGCTTTCGTTTACTATTTGACCGCCTAGTGAATGAGGTACCCAAACCTGTAAGGGTAAGGATACCAGAAACATTAGGTGATGGTGGTTTCATCTCTAATTGGGATGAAGCTACCCCGGTGCGGGCGAGACATGGTATCGAAGGATACTTTGTCTTTTCTGCAACAGAGATAGGAAAAACCTATCAGTCGGAGGGAGTCGGTCTATTATTAGACCGATTGTGGTCTGCGAAGCCGTCAGAGACTGCGAAAGCCACGTTTATTCAACGTGACGAAAGCGGTCTTCCACCGGCTCCGGTTGCATCTTCTCAAGAGGGACGGAATACTGTTCCTCTAAGAGACCGTACAAGGTTGCGATTTTCTCGCTCCCTTGTTCAACGG